CCCAGACAGCGAGTAAAGCCAACACCAATGTGGCACAGCTCGGTGAGGCGATTTTAACGGTTGGCGGAACCGCCAAGGATCTCAAGGGGGGAACAACAGAGCTGAACGCAGCACTGGGAATCCTTGCCGACGTAGGTATTAAGGGAAGTGAGGGCGGCACTAAATTACGAAATGTAATAATGGGATTAACCGCCCCAACGAATACGGCGCAGAAGGCATTAAACAAACTCGGTATATCCGCCTTTGATTCCTCCGGCAACATGCGCGGGCTTGATGAAACACTTGGTGACATCAATAACGCCATGAAGGGCCTGACCGTACAGGAACAGAAAGAATGGCTAAACACGGTTTTTAACAAGCAGGATCTTGCTGCTGTTAGTGGCTTGCTGGCGGCTACGACTTCGGAAACCTCGAACCTGGCCGGGTTATTGTTTGCCGGTTATGATTTTTACGTAGACACGGAAACCATAGAACATTTTAAAAATGTCTTGCAGGAGACCGACGGGGCTGCAAAACTGGCCCAGGAGGTAATGGGCGAATATGGCTTTAGTATGCAGGAAGCCGCTGAAATCGCGGGAATCGTCAGTTCAAGCCTTGACGGGAATGTTACAAGATTTGAAGAATTAACAGGAGTGATTCAAGACAGCGCCGGAGCCTGTGAAAACATGTACGGGATCCAGCTTGACAATTTGAATGGCGACATTGCTATCCTAAAATCTGGACTTGAAGATTTAGGAATTAGCGTCTACAAAGATTTGAACGGTCCGCTGCGGGAGATGACCCAGCTCGGAGCATCCATGGTTACACAGTTGGGCGATGCCTATAAAGAGGGCGGCATGGCCGGAATGGTTGGAGCAGTCGGCGGCTGCCTGTCCGAAGTGGTTGGCGTCGTATCGTCTTATGCACCCAAAGTCATGTCAATGGGCATTGACTTATTAGGCAGCTTCATAGACGGGATAGCAGAAAATGCCGAGGTACTTGCAGATTCCGCCGCGGAAGTGATAGGCGTTTTTGTAGATGGGCTTTTTACATTGGTACCACAGATTATTCTGGCCGGTATCGACATCATATTAAAATTTGCCCAGAGTATCACATCACAGCTACCGCAACTAATAAATAATGGAACGCAGGCTATGACCAATTTTATTTCTGGAATCATCCAACGCTTGCCGCAGATCATTTCAACAGCGATGACGCTGGTGCAAACACTGGTAAGCAGCTTGGGAAGCAATGCGCCGATGCTTATCGGGGCGGCAATCCTGCTTATCGGAAGCCTGTTTTTGGGGATTGCCCAGATGTTGCCAAACCTGTTACAAATGGGAGTTCAACTGATTATTAGTCTGGTCCAGGGCATTGTCGCCAACCTTCCGCTGATATTACAAATGGCGGTACAGGTTGTTGTGAATATGGTTAGCGGAATTTCACAGATGCTGCCAAACCTGTTGCAAATGGGAGTTCAGCTGATCATCACCCTGTTAAAGGGAATTGTGGGAAATTTAGGGAGCATTGTTCAGGCAGCAATTCAAATCGTGGTTGCTTTAGCAGGTGGATTGATTCAGGCAATCCCGCAAATATTTGTGGCATGTCTGCAACTGGTCAAGGCCATTATCGACGTTATCATTACGACGGACTGGTTACAGGTCGGTAAAGATGTCCTGAGCAGCATCAAGGATGGAATATTATCCATGGCCTCCAGCCTTGGTAGCAGCGTTAAAAATGCTGTGCTGAACTTCTTTGGATTCGGAAGTGGCGACGGAAGCGATACGACGGCAGAACAGGCAGGCGGGGCAATTACGGAATCGTATGCATCTGGGATTCTTGACAGTGCAGCCGCTGCCAGCGAGGCGGCAAATTCATTATCCGCAGATGCATTCAGCGATATTGATTTTGGCAGTATAAGCGCCGCGGGAGCCGGAGCCGGTGATGCATATATTAACAGCTTCACCGACAGCATGGAAGAATTTTCCTTTGATTTTAGCGGAATGGGCCTTGACGTCAGCTTAACGGACAGCATGGGACAGGCCGGATTGATTGGAATGGAAGCGCTGGGAACCGGAATCGGCGACAACGGCAGCCTTGTTTTAGATGCCGTGTCAACAATGGGGGGAGATATCACCACCGCCCTAGAAGGCTCCTGGGACACGGCAGAGAGCAGTACCAAGACTGCCATGGACAATATGACACAGACCGTCAAAGCAGCAGCGCAGACAGCGGCAAATGCAGTGAAGGCGGCCTTTGAAAATATGACCATCACTATCCCGAAGCCGAAAATTCCGGTAATTAATGTGGCATACAGTACCGAAAACTACGGCGACGGGGGAAGTGTTAAACTTCCAAATTTCAATGTTTCGTGGAACGCTCTGGGTGGAATCTTCACAAAACCAACCATTCTTGGAAGCGCTTCTGGCGCACAAGGCGTAGGCGAGGCCGGAAGTGAAGCTATACTGCCCCTTGATACCCTGTGGTCCCAGATGAAGCAGATCGTTGGCCAGGTAGTGCGGGAGAACAGCGGAACATCCATGATTGAAGCGCTTGTGGCAAAATTACAAGGTATAGGCGGCGGGGGCGGCATGGGCGGACATCCCCAATTAGCGGGTGCCGGTGGACCTAATTTTACTTATAGCCCCGTTTACAATCTACACGGCAGCGCCAGCAAGCAGGATGTTAGGGAAGCTGATAAGATGTCCCAGACAGAATTTAACAAAATGATTAAACAGTGGCATAGAGACAACGAACGCACCGGATTTTAAGGAGGGGGAGATAATGGCAGATACTACTTACACAACATTTCAGGGACAGACCTGGGATCAGGTCGCTTATGAGCTATACGGCAATGAGTATCTTTGCGACAAGCTTATGGACGCCAACCGGGACAAATTGAATTACTTTGTGTTCCCGTCCGGAATAATCCTACGCATTCCGGACAAAGATGTCGCCACTATAAAAAGTGTATCCAGCGATTTCCCAGCATGGAGGGCAATGCTAAATGGCTAAAGCAAGAAGTGTTAGTTATAAAATACTGTATGATGGAGCGGAGGTTGGCTTGTCTGAATCGTGTGAAAGTATATCATACACAGACAACTCCTCCGGTGTATCTGATGAAATCACGCTTAATCTTGAGGACCGGGCAACCGGCTGGGCCATGAATAGCTTTATTCCCGAAAAAGAGCATGATCTGGACGTCACGTTATATTTCAACGATTGGAATCGGGAGGGCGAAACCTTAGAATATCACTGCGGTAATTTTACGCTTGATGATATCACCTATTCGGGCGGAAGCAGCGGGCACAAATGTGTAATCAAGGGGGTTTCCGTCCCGGCCAGCCAGTCCTTTCAAACATGCAGGGCCAGTAAGCTGTGGAAAAAAGTAACCGTTAAGCAGATTGCCGAAGAATTCAAACAAAAATACGGAATGGCGGATTTGTACTATTGGGCCGCCGAACCGGTCATTGAAAAGGTCGAGCAGGACGAACAGACCGACAGTGAATTTCTTTATGATTTATGCAGCAGCCAGGGCCTTTTCCTTAAGATTTATAAAAAAGCCCTGGTTATTTTTGACAAGGTCCAGTATGAAGGCAGAGGGGTAACTGCAAAGTTTAAAGAATCCGATTTGGAAGACTGGACTTGGAACAGCACACTAAACGGCACGTATACCGGTGCGAAAATATCATATACACACCCGAAAAAAAAGAAAACAATAACAGTACTTGTCGGACAGGAACCGCGGGTTTTAACGATTAATGAAAAAGCTGACAACGAGGCAGAGGCCTTGCGGACAGCAGCCGCTAAGATAAATGAGGAAAACGAAAAGGCGGTAACGCTTGAATTTACCACCTTGGGAAATCCTGATATCGTAGCCACCTGCAATATTGAGATCACCGACATGGGCAGAATCAGCGGCAAATACTTTGTTGACAAGGTATCACACAGTTTATCCGGATCCTCCGGCCATAGCATGACGGTCAGCGGATACCAGATATTTGAGCGTTTATAGGAGGAATAGTCTTGAGCATAAGAATCGGATTTGTCAGTTCACTGGGAGGGACCGGCGTGGCAGTAAACTATCCCGACCTTGGAATAACCACGGATGAACTGCCGGTGCTATCATTTGGGGGGCTAAGACAGAAATTTGAGAAAGGCGATGCGGTTGTGGTGGTCCATCTGTCAAACGATCATTCAAGCGGGATCATTTTAGGCACTTACTATGCCGAAGACGCTCCGGGGGCCGAGATAGCGGTTAACGGGGGCAGTATGACATTGAGCGATTCGTCCGGCAGCATCAGTCTGGCGGAGATTATCGCAAAATAAGCAGGGAGGGGATGCCGTGGCAAAATTAGGAAATTGGGGATCATACCTGAAATTTGAAACCAGCGATAGGAGAATTTTAAATTTTAACGGATTCAAACGGGATGTAAAGGCCCGGACGGTTAACCATTCACCGATCGGAGCAAAACCAAAAATTGAATTTTTGGGGGCCGAGCTGCAAAGCATTACTTTTTCAATAACCTTAAATGCTTCATGGGGAATTTCTCCAAAAAAGATTGAAAAGACCCTGATAAAATGTGTTGAAAACGGAACTGTCGCCCCACTGGTCATCGGGCGGCGTTCCATATGTAGCAAGGCGATGATCCTTGAGATGTCAGAAAGTTACAATATAGTTTTAAAAGGTGGTGAGGTGTATTCGGCACAGATCGATCTGACGATGACCGAATACCGATAGAGGAGAATCAGGCTATGGCAGAAAATCATTTTAATTTTATATTCGAAACAGAATCAGGTAATGACCAGGTAAATGATATCTTGCGGAATCTGAATAATATTTTCAGCATACCGGAAGGAACCCTGCCCCTGATGCGTGGCCTTGGATTGTCATGGGATAATTTATCGAAAATTCCGCCGGATCTGGAAAATGACATAGTGACGGATATTGTTGATAAGGTCGCAAAATATGAACCAAGGGTGGCGGTCAGTTCTGTAGAATTCGAACATTCAGAAGATGGAAAAACCGCGGTTAGCGTCTATTTGGAAGAAGGTGAAGAGAATGGCGAGTGAAAACATTAAAGCCATTGAAGAGTATCCGGACATATCGTTCATTGAAAATTATTCGATGAATCAGCTGGCCGAAGATATGATCCAGTGGTTCAAGGACAAACGCAAGGAATTAACTGGCGCAGATACGGTTCTGGGCAAAGCAGATGATAGAAGAATAATCCTTTTGACGGGGGCTTATTTTATTTACCAGGGCTTCATGTATGCGGATGATGCCGGCAAAATGGGGCTTCTAAAGTATAGCCGGTCAGATTACCTTGAAAATCTGGGTGCGCTAAAGCATATCTACAGAAAAGGAGCCGCCGGTGCAACAACGACAATCCGGTTTAGCATGAACACTGCCAGAAATACCACCACCGGGATACCGCGGGGGACCAGGCTGACCGCCGGTGATGG